TATTTTTCTTTCGTGTTCTCCCATTTTTGATAAATCTCCATAAAATCTTCTAATCTCAAAGTTACTTTCCAATAGTCTCTGTTACGGCGATGGAATACGGCGGGGATTTCGCCTTCTCTGGCATCGCGTTCCGCCTGTGCCATCGCGCCGTATAAGTCGAGGCGTTCAACCCGCTTGCACTCGATATGAATGCCAGGGAGCCCGACAACATCCGCCGAACCGTCCGCTCCGTTATATTGAACACCGCGCCGCGAATCGTAGCCGTATTCTCTTAACAGAGAGGCGAGTTCTCGTTCGCCCTTTTTTCCCTTGTCCCGACTTGCACGTCCCATTGTTTCATCATCCTCTCTATCTCTTGTGGCGGTAAGGTCTCTATATCGAGCCCCTTCGCCTCTTGTACCGTCATATCTATCAAGTGAGCCATCTCCCTTGTGTTGTATGTATGACTTCCACGCATAACCGCGAGCCGTACCCTGTCCCCGTCAAAGCCTTCGGGCTTGAAGTGTATATCCTCACGGAGTAACATATCTTCGAGAAAGTCCTTGTGCACAAGATAAACGGGGCGTTTTCCGTTGATGATTTCATATTGTCCGTTATCGCGGATGAGCCTGTTCTTTACCTCGGTGTTTGTCGAGTGCGTTGCCTCCGCGATCTTGGAAACCAAAAGGTGAAAGTAAGCGTTCGCGTTAAGGCTTCTCTTCTTCCCCGGCACATCAATCTCAACATCAAGATACTTCTGCTCCGCCCATTTCTGCACCTCATCGGGAGCGACCGCGCCGATGTTTAAAGAGATGATTCCCCTTGTGGCATCATAGCCGCCGTAAATCGCCCGCCCTTTCATTCTTTCGCCTTTATCTTCTCAAGGTTTGCCATAATGTTTGCGTGCTTTTCTTCCGTGAGTTCTTTCAGATCTTTGACCTTGTAGAGCTCGTAAATCTTCTCAACCTTGATTTCATTCTTGTTAAGGACCGACAGGAGAGCCGCCGCCTTCGCCGCGCCGATTTTTTCCTTGCCAACTTCTGCCTTTTTTGCATCTGCCTCGGCTTTTGCCTCATCGGGTAAGTCCTCTCCGGCGTATATGTAAAGCCCCAGACCGTGGCGGGCAATCGCTTTTGTGAGTGACCTCTGTATCGTTTTGTTAACATCCGTTGATGTTACGTTTCCAAGTGGGATGCTCTTGTTCTTAAAATCCATAACGGGGAGATATTCGATATGCTCAATCCCGTTAACTGTCACGCCTGTTTTAACCCACGCCGTGCTCCCGTCCGTGTGATAGTTCCATCCGTTCTCGTTCTCGTAGATGGTATATGTTGCCTCCGGGTGCTTCTTCTTGAGTTCTCCCCAAGCCCACGCCCAAGAGAGATAAGAAAGCCCGCCTTTTTTCTCTACCTTGTCCGATACATCTATCCCGTTAAGGATTTCAAAATAATTCTTATCAGCCATTGTTTTCTCCCTTCTTACTTTCCTTCAGTTACATATCTCTCGAACATCCTCTTTAAGAAGATGCCGCAAGTGTCATTTTGCTTCTCGCATTCCTTCCGATACGGGCAATGCTTGCAACCGTCATCCGGCTCAACGCACGCCCTGTCCCAGAACCGTCTCCAAAATGTGTCCATTCGCATCGATTTTCCTTTCTTTCTCTTGAAGTAAAGCCTCAAAGCCCTGCTTCGGTCTCTCCTGTTTCTTTAGATCCGTGCGCTCCCCGTCAAGATTCGCCCAACCTTGCAGAAGTGCATTCGCGCTCCACACACCGCTCAATGCTTTCATCCGATGCCCCTCTCAAGTTCGCGGGCGCGGAGCTCCGCCTTTTCGACTTCGTATTGCTTCTTGTTTTTATAGAACGGGCAATCCCTTCCTCCGAAGTTGCAATCCGTTAAAACGGTGCATTTCGTTCGGTACACCTGTCCCCTTCCGAAGCAATCTTCGTGCGGATGTGTGCAAGTAATATCTTGCTGTACTGTTTTCATAGGTTTCTCCTTTCTCGTACCTTTTTCGCGGACTCCTCGAGGATGTCCGCGAGTTCTTCGATGTGTTGATTTCGGACAATGAAAGCGTCCAACTCTCCCCGGAGGCGGTTAAGGATAATTTCCTTCTTGTTGTCGTCCCTTAACGCATCCTCAATGCTTTCGTAAGTCGGCTTCGCCCTGTTTTCGTTTGTGTTGATAAAAGCAGGGACTTTCCTTTCTTCCTTGTCGTTGTTGAGATAAACCACGCGAAGATTTGTTATGATCTTCCGGCTTTGGTCTAATCTCCATTTTTCCGCCGCAACGCTGTCGTCCCATTCAAACAAGCAATGTGTCGGAGCATCTTCGGGGCGTGAAGCATCAAGAAACCTCTCCCTTGTTGCTTCGCCGTACTTTCCCTCTAATTGTTCAACAACTCCGCCGACAACATTTGCATCTACCTTGCGAGACATTCCGTCCCACCATTCATACTTTCTCTTCGGCTGATATACCATTTTCAGTTTCTCCTTTCTTTTAGCCTGCCATTCCTAACCCCAACAGACCGTGCCAAGCCTCGCCGCGCCATACCTTGCTCCACCTTGCCTGCCATACCGAGCCAAACCATCCTCGCCCTTCCGAGCCTTGCCGTTCCAAGCCTAACCACGCCTGCCAAGCCATAACACGCCAGAGCCTACCGGAACAAGCCACGCCACAACCTTGCTTACCCTGCCTGCCGAGCCCAGACCATCCTCGCCTTTCCTGGCCTAGCCGCAACTTGCCATGATTTAGTCCACCTCGCCTGCCTTATGAGTTCTCTATATGGTATCTTCCGAAGTCGCCGTCCTTCTCTGGTCTCCATTCGCCAAGCCCACAAGCATATCCGCCCGCGTTTATGATGTTCACGATCTGCTCGAGCGTATAATCGCCGCTTGCGTTATACTCAAGTTCAAGGTTCATGCTCCAATTTCTATACTCTGCGCGATAGCGAAGATCTGCGGAGCCCATACCTATACGCACCATATCCTCGCGCATTATCGGTGTATCGCTCTCGATTTCTGCAAGGTCTCCGCATTCGGATTTAAGGAAATACGCTCCCCTTAATCCCATTTGGTTTTTAACCCAACCCAAGCGATAAGCCGCGGCGTTTCCTGCCATCTTGATCGCCGTCACCGGAAAGCCAAACCGCGCACCTTTCTTGATAGCGTCCTCGAATGCTTCGGGAGTGCTTTCGGGTTTCTCTGTGATCCAGTACATGCTCTGGATAAAGTCGTCATACGGATCGCGAAGTTCCTTTGTCTTTGTCTTTGTTGCCTTCATCTGTGCCTCAAGCATCATCCTCTTTGCCTTCTCGCTCCAAGCGTGAACGATGAGCGGAGTGTCGCCCACGATCCTTATAGGAATAGTCTTGATGTCTAACGGTTTAATCTCGATGATTTCTTCTTTCTTTGTTGCCATTTTCGGTTCCTCCCATTTCTCTTTCTTTTTGTTGTAGTAATTCTTCAAAGCCTTTCCCTCGGCTTTGTCCTTCCTGCTCCTTATAGCGATACATACATAATCACAATCATTCCGATAGCGATTAACACGCAAAGATAACTTGCATCTTTCATCGCGTTTCCCTCCTTACAAGGTGGTATTCCGCATATCGTTCGCGGACTTTCCCGTTCTCGTCCTCGACTTCGATCATGACGGTCTCGATGTTGTACCCCTTCTCACGGAGCCTGTAAATGATGTCGCCCAACCGTGTCGCATTGTGTCTCCGGAAGGCGCTCTGGTTTGTTACCTTGTAGCCTCTCTTTAAGTCCGCGAGGATCTTCATCTGCTGCGTCTGTACATCTGCCATCGGTTTCTCCTCCTTCTTTTGTTCCTTGTCTGTAACCATTCGTCATACTCGGATTTCTTTATGAGCCACTTGCCGCCGCCCGGATTCCCCGCCCCGAAGTCTCCCAGAGCGATATGCTGACGGATAGTTGCGCGGGAGCCGTAGCCCATTTCCGAGAGCTCCGTAATGGAGTACCATTCTTTTTTACTTCCCATTTCCGATTCCTCCGTGTCAACATTTTGTTGCCTCGCCCGTAAAAAGAATATCATTCATAGACACTCCGAGGAGCTTCGCGATCTGTACCGCTTGCCCGATTCGGATCTTGCGCGGGTTCTCTTCCATATTACGATAAGTATTGATATGTACGCCGAGCGCATCCGCCATCTCTTGCTGTGATTTCTCTTTAGCGAGCCGCCATTGCTTAACCGTTAACATTTCTTCCCTCCTTTCTGTCAACATTTTGTATCACGGGCTTTACTATACGCTATATTTTGTTTCCTGTCAACAACATTTTGTATCTTTTTTATATTTTTTGTTGTCAAGGCTTACAAACCGTTGTATAATCGGCATTGGAAAGGAGGGCGGTTATATGGAAGGCTTCGGAGAAAATCTAAAACGGATCAGGGAGAGCCGGGGAAAATCGCAAGGCGATATTGCGGACCTTTTAAACGTGCGCCGCGCAACCGTGTCATCGTGGGAGACCGACCGCACCGAGCCGAGAATAGAGCATCTGATAAAACTCGGAGAATATTTCGACTTAACTATAGATGATATGGTTAACGGGCGGATATTTCACATCGAGACCAATCAACCCCGTGAAGATACAAAAGAGGCTCTTAAAACGTATTTCAACAAATTTATGGAGATTTTGAATGATGGAGAGGAGAAACCGATATGAAAAAAAGAAAGGACGGAAGATATGAGAAGATGCTTTCCCTTGACGGTCAGCGAATCCATATTTACGGACGGACAAGGGAAGAGATAAAGGCGAAAGAGGAAGAAGTTCGCGCTCAATATTACGCGGGATTTCTTAATATTGATACAAACATATCCTTCGGGGATTATGCAGAGCATTGGATGGAAGTACGCCTTCCGTCTCTTTCCCTGAACACACAGGACGGATATGCGAGAGCCGTGCGGCATCTGTGCTCGCATCTGGGAAAGAAATACCTTGTTGATATCAAGCGGTCGGAAGTTGAGAAAGCCCTGAACGAGCACCGGGACACGCCCACGCAAAGGAATCGTATGCGCTCTGTCGGGAGTATGATATACAAAATGGCAATAGATGACGGGCTTCTCTATGTTAACCCGTTCGACAATATCAAAAAGCTCAAAACGTGGAGGAAAGACCGCCGCGTATTTACCGAGAGGGAAACGCACGCAATATTGACCGCAGATCTTGAACCTACCGAACGGCTTATCATCGATATCTTATACCATACGGGAATAAGAAAAGGCGAGCTTTTAGGTCTCTCCCCGAAGTCGGTCTGCAATGGTCATCTCCATATATTCGAGCAGAGCCTCACGGACGGCA